TCTGGATTGTCCTTTGCTGCGTCGTGACTCATTTTAATCAGCTTCTTAGAGCATCTCATGTAGAAGTTTTCCCATCGCTGCGCAACAACTGCAAATCTTTCACTTTCAACATCTTGAGCTGTTCTTATTGCCTTTCCAGAATCAAGGCCAACGGCTTTTCTTCCTGTTGCTGACATTTCAGACAGTCCAATCATTTCATAAGCTTTTGTATAAAGACGGTCTAAACTCATAAACAATTCAGGCGGAACACTCATCAAAGCGCCTTCTTTGGGTAAAGTTCCTCTATAGTTTACGATCCCACCTACTTGATTATTAAGGTGTGCTTTAACAATTTTTGAACCTTCTTCAACAAAAATCTTTGGAACTGCTCCTAGGTGTAATGATAACTGAGTGGTCTTAAGGATCTTGTTAATTTCAATTTGAATACCTGTAAGAACTTCAGCAATACCCTGCGACCAGTAACCCAATAATCTTTTATTCCAGGACCATTTTTCAAATGGGTAATAATCCCTGGTGTATTGTTCATCAAAAAGATCACCCTTTTCAACGGTTATACAGTGCCTTCCACCTTTTCCATCTTTATCTGGTAGATACCAAGATTCAACAACTCTAATCATGTCTGGAGTGTGTTTTGAGTACATAAAAGAGGCTGTTGTTCCAAGACCTGAATTGTTAATCATTGCCTTGTGCTTTGGATATAATCTTCTGAGCTTTTGCTTGCTTACATATTTCTGTTGAAGCATTTGCCCAGGTTCCCCATACATTGCTTCATCATCATCAACTATAATTTCTTCAGGAAAAACTCTTTCACAGTCAAATTTTCCATTCTCTTCGTTAAATTTAATGAACCCATCACCAAAGACAGCGCCATCTCTAAAAATATCCTGACCTTTTTCGTAAAGATCCATATTATAGAACTGACCATAAACGTAACTTGTTAAGTTCTTGGCTTTTTTCATTATTGTGTAATCGCCATCTTCTGTTAAGAACATCGGTTTAGGCTTAGATTTCGCAATTCTTGCCGTTGCTGTGTCGATAGTCGACTGAATAACATTAAGCGTAAGTTTGTTGAGAGACTTTATTTTCTGGAACTCTCCAAATCTCAGCCCTAAAACCTCGGTATTTCCGTAAAGCCTTAGGTTTCTTAGGTTGTCTTCTGATTTCTGCGTTTGTTTTATTGTTAGGTGGTTAATAAGCTCATCAATTGACTTGTGAACTTGACCTTTCTCAGCTTCCCACCAGAAACTTTTATCGTTGACTGTTTCCATCTTTACCCCTCCATAGATATAAAGATTTTAGCGCATTAACTCGAATGATACAATAATTCGTCGTCTACTTCGTTCAAATCAGTTCCAGGGGTCATTTCTTCTGTTTCTTCATCCTCTGGGTAGAAAGTTTTGTCAACTAACGCAAGTGGACTAAACTCAACTTCAATACCCTCTAGCTTGAAACTTGCAACCTTTTCGCTCTTGGCCCATAAAATAAACTCTTTAATTTCTTCTGTTGTCATTGCCTTGGATCTCCCTATATATAATTCTTCCTGTTTTCTTGTTTACATAACTAAGCTTGGTTTCAATGCTTCCAAACTTTAGGCGAATAGGTGTAATTAACCTTCCGTGATCTCCCATGTCATGATGGAGTTTTGCAGGAAGTATTGCGCCCATTCCGTTTATGAAATTAACCCCTACATTTATAGTCGTACTTTCAGCCATTACCAATCTTCCCCCATGCCTAAAAATGAATCTTCTTCTTCTCGTTCCATTTTTTCTGACTCTTGTTGTTCAACTTTGTCCATATATTCGTCTGTATCTTTGCTTTCTGGTGGTTTAGGTTCTTGATATAGATAGTGGCGGCATTCTCTCCAGGCATAAAGGGCAGAATCGGAACAATGGTTTTGACACCTATCGTCTTCTTTGTCTCTGCTAGCGTCTTTCCACATTAACTGAGTCCACTCACTGTATAATTCTCCACAACCATCATTGTTCATTAAAAGATTTCCTGTCAACACATCATCTCTCATTAACCTTAAATAAATCGCCTTATCTGTCTTTTCAGCCGCCTCCATTGGAATATGATGCCTTTTCTTGATCTCTTCAACACCTTGCTTATTTGCACCATCAATACGAATTTTAAATATATTATACTGTCTTTGGATCTGCTTAATTTGGTTTGCAACATCAGTGAAATCAAGTTCCGGTTCCTTGTAAGATTTAACAATTACTGCCCTTTGGGTCTTTTCTGAAAATGCTACAACTGTAAATGAATTTGCATCGTTATAACCTAAATCAACTGCAAGCACATAATTATAGGAACCATCGTCGACAAAATTGGTTCTCACTAGCTTTTTTGCTGGAATAATCAATAGATCATCATCAGCGCACCACTGATTAAGATAATGGGTTTTAAACCAGGAAGCGTGGATTATGTCGGGATTAGTTTCCGTCATTTCCTTGATTTCAGCTTCCCACTGTCTTTTCATGTGAGGGTTTTCGTATGCTGTCCACTTGTGAACTTTCCACGCTCTGCCGCGCTCTCTTCCCTCTGTGACCTCTTCAAAAAAAGTTCCTGGTATGTTTTCACATGTTCCCAATAAAGTCAGCCAGGAGTTAGGAGCGTTGTCCGTAAGGGCAGGCATAATCATTTGATAGCACAAAGTACTCATGTTCTGAGTTAAAGAACCAGCTTCATCAATTGAAACCTTTCTGAGTGACTGACCAAGAATCTTTCTCATTTGCTTTTGAGATACATCAAGTCCAAATAATCTTATTCTGGAACCATTGGGAAAGAAACAAATATGCTTGGTTTCATTAAACTTACAGCCATATTGACCTTGTTTGTTTAGGTCTTTGAAAATATCCCAAATGATTTCGGTAACTGAATCCAGGGTAAGGCCCATGTAAAGATTTCTCGAACCTGGAAACTTCTCGCATATTTCAAAATGGTCTATTGCTTCGGTGTATGACTTACCAGCTCGACGGGTACAATTAATCGCCTTGAATCGGCTTTCCCTGTCGTCTAGAACTTCACATTGTTTTAAAAATTCTTTGTCACGGGAACGATCCAGGGGCTTTCCGTTTCCCCCGAACCGTTTCACATACTCTTTTAAAATTTCATCATCTGTTGCTTGTGACATTAATCAACTATAAGCTCCGCGAGCTTAAGAACTTGACCTTTAGTCAGTTTAATCCAACCTGTTCCAAGTGTTTCAATGAAGAAACCATTTTTGTTTTTAATAAATTTAAGATCAGAGGGAAGTTCTTCAGACTTGCCCTTTGCGACAATAGGGCGCTCTTTGTTACTTTCCTCAATTAACTTATCAACTTCAGCATCTTCAGCAGCCTGGACAGCAATTCTTTCCGCTTCAGCTTCCTGTTCTCTAATTTCATCTTTCTCTTCTTCTGTTAATTTATACTCTGGTGTTTCATCAAACATTACTCATTCCCCTTGTTTTCGTTATATAGAACAATTAAGTCTACGTTTTTAATATTTCCTGCGAATTTGATTTCTTTTTCTCTTAGAAAGTCCATCATGTCTGACCTTGCTGGAGCTTCTTCTTTTCCCAGGGCTGCTTTAAATGGTGTTCCTTCAAGTTCTTCTTCTTCAACTTCAAAGCCTCTAATGTTAGTAATTCCAACAAAGATAACAGAGTCGGCTTTACCTTTTGAAATCCACTCCCTGTTCTCTTTCCCAGTGATCATCATTAAGCCGTTCTTGAAGAACATTTTAACGCCCTTGTATTTTTCGTCAAAGCCTGCCTGGGAAGGTTGATAAACAGTGTTGTGTTGTCTTCCATCGCCTAGCTTAACTGCCTGGTAAAATGTTGCGCTTTTAACTTTCATTTTCAGATTCCCCTTCTAGTTCAGCCACTTCTTTTTGAAGTTCAGCTCTATGTTCTTTTAATTTCTTTTGAAATTCATCGCGGATATGTTCTGCAACCATGTCGATTGCACCACCTAAGCCCACTTGCTCTTTAAGGTCTTTCCCTTTATTGAAGTCAGTCCTTAAGGCTTTGGCAATATTATAAATTTCCCTCTTAA